TTAGATTCGTGGTTGGTGGTGACCCATAAGAGTTGAGACATCTGTTTGACCACGGCCATGCCTCCCTGCGCCGTCGTTTCACCCGAGAGGGTCAGGCCCTATTTATCATCCAACAAGAACTCAAACGATTCCTGCGTAGGAGCAGCAGGGGGTGGAGAAACCGCCACTCCGCTTGAACCGTTTGCTGGAGCAGCCTTAGTAGGCGAAGGCGCACTCGCAGTTTTCATGTGATTGAAGTGAGACTCACGAACGAACCGATAGTCTGGGTAGCTACCCTCAATCGGCTGGCCATTCGCTCCCATAGTAGGAGCGTTGTAGTTGAAGTACACCTTCTTATTCACAAGCTTGTGGAAGGGGAACTTCACCTTTCCGTCGAGTTTAGCCTCGTCCACGCCTGCCGAGACGAGGAACGCCATGATGAAAGGAACGGCCTTCTCACTGAGGGAAAAGCTTTCCCGGTGACGAATGCCATCTGTCGCCATGTAGACATACAAACGGTTGGATTCAACATAGTGCTTGAATTCGAGGATGGTCGCGTCGTGCAGGCCGCTCGTCAAATAGCCGAGGCCGCTGCCACCAGCGGGAGTTTTCCCAGTGAAATCAAGCTCGATAACAACATTATTGCTGTCACTCATTTTTCTCTCCTTGCCCTGTATGGGCGGTAGTTCACACACATTGTGAGGGGGTGAGCCGGGGCACTCTCCAGCGGAAAGGACAGAAACCACTGAGGAGTGTCCCCCGACCCATTAGGCGAATATCGCGTCTTCTTCTGCGGGAGCAGAAAAAGAACGCAGGGCATCCACTTCTTGGTAGTGGACAATGGTTGCTCGGTGCAGCCCATCTTGGAGGGCCCACCGGATATGAGCAAGTTCTTTCGTCCCTTTGAGCTTCTCAGCCGCAGCCTTTAAAACTTCCGGCCACGTTTCGATACCGGACTCCAGGATTCTTTCGCTCACACCCTGGGCAACCTTATCAATCCATTCCAACCCCTTGGGGTAGGGAACGACATAACCAGCAGCCCGAAGCCCTTCCGCTATATTCATGGGAGCACGCCCAGGAAAAACGGAGAGCCTGTCCCCAGAAACGTAATCGGCCTGGGGTTCTAAACAGAGTTGATATTTCCAAGGAGCAGCAGTCGGCTCGAACATCGCACGTCCAATCACATCGACCATGCCACTAAACTTTTCTGGAAGCTGGCCAGGTAGTGAAGGTCCCCCGCGAATAAACTTACCGCTACTGGTCCTTGGAGGTTGCTCATGACAATTGAAGATGACGATGGTGCCCTGGGCAGTTGCGGCTCTCGCAGCATCCCGACACGCGAGTACGTCTCGGGTCAAGGCACTCCACATTCCAGCGCGGCCTTTCGTTCCCTCGTACTCATTGATGGTCGTCTCTACAATCAGAGAGAAGTCATCGATAACAATGGAAGGAACATTACCCTTCTTCACTGCTTTCTCGATTGCATCCGTCGCCTCGGGCACTGTCCGGGCCGCAACAATATTTAGCTTCTCAATTCCGAGGAACCGTTGTGCGGATAAAAGACCGGAAGGGTCCCCGACGAAGATTCCTGTGGCTCCTGCTGCTGCGGAAGCGACGGTTTTTCCTGCTTTACTTGGGCCATAGAGGCAGATGAATACGCCCCCAGAAGGCGAATGCCCTCGGCCATTGGAGCCATTAGCTCCGTTCTTGGTAGACATGATTTTCTCCAAACACACACTTGGTTTATGAAAGCTAACACGCGGGTTTTTCAGCGGTCAACTTAATGGACTTCTTCTCCGTCAATTGGATGACGTCGATAATTTGGTCGATGATGAATAGCATCTCTGCCCATGACTCAAGGTCATTTTCATTGGCCATGGCCTTCATTCGATTGTCGATTTCACCGGCAAAGAAATGCAGGGCTTCCAGAATTACGGGCTTCTCCTTCTCAGTAATCTTGAGCAGAATCATCATTCGCCTCCAAAGCGACAAAGGTCATACGCTTGGCATTTTCCGTACTTGCCGTAGCAAACCTGATTGCTCAGGGTCATCGGCCATTCACGAATCGGTTTCCCTTCGAACTCCGCCATCTTCTTTTCCGCAGCGAGGAGGGTAGGGACGAAATCCTGCAACGCAGCAGGTGCAGGCTCAAGGGCCCGCCTATCAAAATCATAGGGACTACTGACTTTGATGCGGTTGAGGATAACTCCCGCAAATTTCTCGCCGTACTTGGCGCGGCCAAACATTTGGTAGCCAAGGAATTGGCCATCCATAATGTACTGCCGGAGAGTTTTTGAATTGATACGGTACGCAGTCTTGTGGTCCACAATCCAGACTTTCTGGTTGTGGTCTTCGACGATGAGGTCTGCACGCTGTGTATAGAGATGTTTCCCCTCTCCAATACGACTTCGTAGTTCCTCTTCGACTTCAAGGATTTTCCACGCTTCTCCGAGCCAGTTGTTTCTGTAAGCAAAATAAGCATCCACGACTTGAGGGGTAATCTTGTGCCAGAGAGGAGAGCTTTCACTTTCCTTGTTGGCCAGGGCTTCGACAGCATCTTCGGGCAAAAGCCAGTCATCTGGATTTCCTCCCGTCTGCTCTTCTTTGATTCTCTGGTAGTGATGCGCCAGTGCAATATGCAACAGCGAGCCGCGAACCAGGGGCTCAGACATTTCGAGTTTCAATCCTCCGAGATGGGACCAGGCATACAACCTCGGGCAACGCAGGACGTTCTCGAAGTGATGCCATCCTCTTTCGGAGGGACCGGCGTCAAGTAGTTTCATTGCTTCTCTCCTACGGAGATTAGAGAATTGACTTCATTTCCCCAGACGTCCCAGCCTTCGGAGTCTTCTCGGGCAAACAGTTCTACTCGGGGAAGTCCAGGGAACATTGCTTCAATTCTTTTCCTGGCCTCTATTGGTTTCTGGCTATGCTTTCGTCGTTTTTCTTGGATAAGCTGCCGAACATTTCGGGCTCCTCTCGGAGTAGGGATTTTTCCTTTTTTCCCGATTAAACAAAGCTCACACTGACTCATCGTATAAAAACCTGGATTTACCCTAAGCTTGTCCCATACAAATCCTACGGTTGCCCACTTGAAACCCCATGCTTTGAGGAGATCAACGGCTTGGTCCAAGTGAGGGTTGGTAGTCCACAGAAAAAGGAGGGCATCTTCTTCGCACAAAGCGGGGACATCCAAAAGTTTTAGCTGCTCCAGAGTCATGGTGGGATAGTGCTTTAATGCTCCTCCCGTATCAGAAGACCCAGCCCCAGCATGCTGAAGTTGTCCCTTGTAATCCCACGGGGGGTCGGCATATATGATGTTGTATTTCATTGCTTCTTCTCCCTATTACTATACTCAAGTGATAATCTAATGCAAGGTTAATATGTCAAGTGGATGTCAACTGAGCTACTCTTGCGAGCAGTGAAGCGGCAGCACCCTCGGATTCGTCCACTCCAGACAAGACACCTTCGATTTCATCGGCGGCTGCATCCTCGGCAATCTCCCCGACATGAGGCAGCTTGTCCAAGAGAAGGTCTGCGACTTGTTCATCTGCTGTGTGCCTCGCCACGACGTAAGAGACAAGCACCGGACGCTTCTGACCTAACCGGGCAAAGCGCCCTTCCCACTGGATGATTTTGTCTGGAGTCCAGGGCAACATTGTGATGAGTGCGAGGTCTGTATCTTGGAGGTCGATACTTTCTCCCCATGCGTCTCCAGTTCCAATGAGCAGAGCAGGACCGGGGTGAGCCATGTACTCGTGGCGAATCTTGTCTCGGTCGCCGGGATGTGTTCCACCGTGTGCCCACCAGATTGTGCAGCCTTCAATCTTCCCAGCGGACTTCTCGAATCTATTTGCGAGGCGTTCGCAATCCATCCGGCGTCCGGTAAAGACCACGACTTTCTGCTGACTCTGTAGGGCTTCGAGCACTCGGTCCTCGATGTACCCGTGTTTTCGGGAGGCTGCTTCCATCAGAAGAGTCTCGAAATAAGAGTCCTCACCTTCTTTCTTTGCTCGTTTGATTTCCCGCTTCATTGCGGCTGGCTTGTTCTGCTCCGCATGGGAGAGACGCACGACCTCCCTTCTTTTCTTGGGCAAGTGTTTGTCTACTTCTTCCCGCTTGATTCGAACCTTGATGTAGCCCAGGCGTTCTTTGAGTTCATGCTCATTGCCGACTCCGTTGTATTGGTAGCCGTAACCATTGTGCATCCCTTGGCAGTAGCGCATCCCGAATTCGTGGAAAGTTCCCCACTGCCAGGGCTCGACCATATCCAACTGAGTCCACAAGTCTCTTACTCTCCCAGGAATTGGGGTAGCGGTCATCCCAAGCTTGTTCCCGCTGGCCTGGGCAATCCGACGCGCGGCGTCGAGACTGTTCCCAAGTCCCTGAAATCTCACGGAACCATCAGGCTGGACAATAGCTTTCGTATGTTTCGGCTGTCTTAACCAGTGGATCTCATCCCAAACAATAGCGCCGGGTTTCATACTGACGAGAGCATCGGCCCAGTATTTCAGAGTCTCCCAAGCTGTGATGTAGAGAGGAGTCTTTCCCTCTGGTGGTTGTGGCGCTTCCCCCTTCTGCCCTAAGAGAAGAATGGGTTCCATGTTCGTGTAGCGTCGGCACTGCTCAAGCCAAGTACCTCGGGCCCCTGCTTTGGTAATGACCAGGCGCGGTCCTGGTTTGTTGGCCAGAAACGTAAGTCCGACCAGGGTTTTCCCTGCGCCTGGAGGAGCCCAAGAATGGGAACCTTTGAGGGCCAGCGCTTTTCGGAGCATGCGCTTCTGGTGTACCTTGGCGAAATCTGACAGGTCCTCTTTCATCAACTCGGATTTGAGAGCACGGTCTACTTCGTCGGCAGAAACCCTGGGCATCACCACAGGAATTTCTAATACTGTATGGGCGTTCAGTGGTACTCGGAATCCACTACCATTTTTATTCTCCCAGACTCCTGGGAGTTCGCGTCCGAGCGGGGACACCGAACGCACGAATGCGAACGATTTGTTGGGCATGAGTTTGTCCTTTAGCTCAATGAAATATCAATGACGTTATCTTCTTTCTTCTCCGGGGCTGGGGTAGGTAAGCCGAGGTAACAGTAGAGTCCTTGGCCTCCGAGCATCATTCGCTTCACCATGATGGTCCCCATTTGTTGGAAGCAAAGTCGGAGGTTCACTTCCTGATAAATATCTCTGCGTCCGTGTCGCTCACACCATGTCCGATAAGAACCGTAGATGAGTTCGCAGGGAACGGCGCGAGCGATAGCAATCTGTCCACCGCTTCGAGTGAAGTCCGGGCCAGGTGGATAATCTGTGAGAACAGAAGCAGGGCCGAACCGAACAACGAGCCGGACAAAATGTTCGACAGAAGTTCGAGAGGCTGCCTGCAAAAGAATCCGAGCACGAGTTTCGTATGGGCGAGAGATGAGACGGTAGTCCACATTCATTGAGTGGAGCGTGTGAGCAAACCCCTCAATCTCCTGGGCAAAAGACTTGGAGTACCTACCAGTTGTAGGATTGAAACATCCTGCCAGCATCCTCCGATAATCTCCGTCCACAATCTTGGGCACAAGAACTGTGAATCTCCGGTCGTCTTCCTCT